ACGACGAAGCTGCCACGCTCGCCGGTAAATTTGTAAATAATGTCAGTGTTCAAGATTAACCCCCTGGCTGAACAACCGCACGAACGGCGGCATCTTTTGCTTCGAGCAACTTACGTAAAGCGACGGTGCGTTCCGGACCCACTTGAATGGTGCTCACAATAAGTTTGGCAAGCTCACCAAAAGGCTTTGACACAGCCTGCAAGTGGACGGGCAGATGCTCATAGGCAAACCACTTTAGCATTCGTTCTTCAGTGTTCAAATCATCTTCTCCGCTCTATACAATTTCGGTGCGTCCACGTCCGGCCACAGCACTCGATCCCGATTGATATGCCCACACACGCAGCCCATATCATGTGCCTGCGCAAACCCGTAGCCGTAGCAGTCATGCGCAAAGTTCCAGTCTGCTGCTATCACGCCATCGGTGCGAAATTCGAGACGTTCTAGCACATGGCGGTGAATCAGCGTGCAGCCCATGCCGGCACCGGTTGACACAACCAACTTGCCCCACAGTGCCTTGTGGTCGCTAAGCGGTCGCCCATCCTGCCAACACAGCCAGTGGCTCGGATTCGTGCGCACCACATAAAGCCCATACGCAACGTCAGCATCAGTAGCTGTCAGCCGGTCCACCGTATCGCTTGGCACCACCATGTCAGCGTCTATATGCAACATGGCATCATAGCCACCGTTTAGCACCAGCTTGCGCGCCTGGTTGTATTTGGCGCACAGGTCAATCAGGTGGCTGCTTACCTTGTCAGTCGTCTCGATCTTGACCGAAGCGCAACCAAGTGCGTCGATAGATTGTTGCGTCAGTGCGTGGATGCGATGTGGGGTGGGTCCGAATGGCGTGCAGATCAGGATGTTCACGAGTTCAGCACTTCCTTCAACCGAATCGTAAACCGCACCCCGAAGTGCATGATCTCGCCGTATGGCAATGGTGTGGTGCGGTAGTTGACCTCGGAGCGTCCACCCGTCGCCACCACATCAAGCGTGCCGGCGGTCATGGCGTCACGAATCGCGCCATAGACTAGATCGGGCCACGCCTTCGCACTGTCAATCGCTTGCGGCAACATCTGGCGGGCGTGGTAGATGTCCACAATCAGCGTATGATATGCCCGTGTTAGGTCAGCGCTACCAAGCTGATAAGTGCCATCCAGGCTGTACACAATAGCACTTGGAAATTCGTTAATCGATTCGGGCGGGTCAGCATAAACACGTAAATTCGGGATCGTGTCGATGACCGTGCGTAGCGCCGTGATTGTGGTTGCTAGACTCATCAGCCCACCATCATCCTATAACCTGGCAGCATATTGATTACCGGCTTCGGTATGCCTTCGCTGTACACCACTTGCCCTAGATCAAAGTTGGCACTAGCATCCTGCAAGGCTGCATGGTAGCGTTTCAGTAGCCACGCTGCCCAGTAGGTCGTCGCTTCCCGTATCTCATCAGGCACAGCCAGCGTAAAGCCCCACTTGCCCGTTACGGCGATCTCCCCATCCGTGATAAAGCCCCAGGCGCTAATCGCCGTTGCATTCTCACGTAGGCGGATTTCGTTATACCACCTGCCATTGCGCGGAAATAGGCGATAGTCGTCAGCCGGCACGGTAACACCATCACCATTGACGATTGACGACACCGTAATAATCGGCATATCTAGCACTAGCGTGCGCCAGTCCACCGCATCATCCTCGTAATAGCGAGTGGCGGTAGCGGTTTGGCAGAACGCATTGTCTACCACGCCATAGTGCCGATCAATGCGGCGACTCAAGCCGGCTATCATAGAATCAAGATCAACGTCGAAATCGCCGCTCTCGATATCCAGCCGACCCTTGGTCTTAATGTCGTCAACCGTACAATAGTTCATAGGTAGTTATTTCGTGCCATCGATTTGAATTGCCCGCATCCAGTTTACTGTCATCGTCTTGGCTGTAGTAGAGCCGGCCAAAAAGTGAATGGATGGCGTTAGAAATTCATCATTGGGTAGGTTGGTCGTTGCCAACCGAGTCTGTAGTACCCCATCAACCCAGGCGTCAACGTTCGTGCCGTCAAACATGAATTCCAGCGTGATATCGGTTGCAGCGGCGAACGTGGCCACGGTGCCGGTCGTCTCGGTGCTGTCCTTCTCCAAGACGAACGCAACGTCGGTGCTAGCGTCAACCTTGCGGAAGTAAACGCCGTCGGTCATGCCACTAAGCAGATCGGTGTCGGTAATGCACAAGCCAACCAGGAAGTCAGATTGCGTGGCTTCGCTGGCTTGAAAGTTAATCCCGAAGTAAACACGCTTGGTGGTAGCGTCGAGCTTGTACGCCTCGCCTTTCACCTGAAGGTTGACACCGTCGTTGTCAGCGGCATCGGTCGTGATGACGAATGCGCCATCGGTCAACGCCACGGTGCTGTTACTCGCACCGGCTTCAACCACGGTCATTGTCCACCCGTCAGGATCGCCGGTCGTATCGTCTACCGGTAGGTAGGTCGTGTCAAGCTCAAACTTGCGCACGCCTACACCAACAGCGTGGATCCAGCGTTGCAGATAGTTGCGGTCGTAATAAACCAGATTGCCCAAAATGCGTTTTGCGTGAGTGTTTGCCACTTGTCGCGCTCCTTATAGCGCGCCGGCGGTTGCGGTCCCACCGGCGACTTGGCTTAAAGACTAGGTTACGATACTGACCGGCGTAGAACCGGCGTAGCGTGGTTCAGCCAGAATGACACAGCTAACCACACAGGCAGAGGCACTGCCACCGGGATCAACTGCCAAGCGAACGTACGGATAGCCGTTCGTCAAGGTAGCGGGATCTACGTCCACAATCAGCACCTTGTTGTCATCGCTAGCCGTGATGGTCACGCCGCTAGCCGTGGCAGCAGTCACGGCACCAAGGCTGTCGGTGCCAACCGCGCTTGTCAGCCGATAGCTGAAAGCCGCAGCCGTGTTGCCAGCAGCAGCAGCGGACGTGCATTCTTCTACAGTCACAACCACGGTGTCACCGGTGATAGCGCCGAACGAAAGCAAGAATTGAATCCAGTGCGCTTTGCCAGCGTTCACGACATCGCTATAGGTCGTGGTCGTGGTGATGTCAAGCGGCGCAATGCCACCGACCACGTGAACTTTCTCGTTAAAACGAATCATTGTCAGATCTCCTTATGCCCGCGTCGCGAGGACAACGAATGGCGAAAGGGTATTGCTGCCCTTCGCTGGGGTAAGCGGTGCATACCACGACGGTTGTCCATCAACCCGATAGGTGAATTTATACACCATCTGATCGGTCAAGAACTGTACGTGCATACTGGAAGCACTCTGAATTGCGCCCTTCTCAATGAGCAAGTACTGCGACAGGTCAACCAAGGCGATATCGCCCTTGGTGCCAAGCGTCGGGTTGTACTCGGTTGGGATGATCGGGCGGCCCAACAGCGTGCCATAAGGCGAGCCGCTCAAGCCACCAGGCGGCAAGAAGACGGGAACGCCACCGGTGCCAATCGGGAATTCCATTGACATCAACTGCGGTTCAACATCCTGATTGATCAGCCACACGGCATTGCGGCGACTCGGTGCCCACATGCGCGCCCACATTTTGATGATGTTCTCAAACATGAGGGTAGCAGCAGCCTGCCCGGTCTCTTTGGCGACGCTAACCGTCGCCGCCGCATCTTTAAAGCCACTCGGCTTGCCTGCACCGTCGCCGCCGAAAATGGCGTCAGAGACAAGCCAGGTCAGCTCTTCGGGGATCGCCTGGTTCGCCAAAGCTTCAAGCGCCACACCGTCTTGCAACAGTTCGTCGGTGGCATAGAGTGCCGCGGCAACCTTGTTCAGTTCCATTGCCGTTTGGCGGAACTTCATGTTGCTAGCAGTGATAGCCCCGCCTTCGCTGACCCAGTAACCCTGCACGCCACCCCACCGTCCGCTAGACCGGTTGGTCCCGTCAATGGCATTCATCTTGAAACCATTCGAGTTAGCCGAAATGGGGATACGGCGAACACGACTGATCAGATCACCGGACTCATGCATGATGGTCATGATGTTGGCGGCATAGTCGGACTGCACCAGGAATCCGCCTTCGCTGGGCTGCTGCTCATTGTGGCCGAGGATGGCTTTCTGAGCGGCAAGACGTTCGTCCATAAATCGAGGATTGTTAGCGGCACGCGCCACGGCAACAAGTTGCTCGCCAAACGATGTGAACGGCTTAGCAGCCTTTTTGTCGGTTTCGTCTTCAGTGACAAGCAAGTGCCCGCCGGCTTTCTGTGCCGGTTCCGCGTTCAGCTTGGTCTCTAAGTCGCTGAACTTCGCAAGCAAAGCCTTAAATTCTGGCGTCTCGTTGCTCGGCACAGTGGCAATTTCAATCGGTGCCAGTTCTTCAAGTTCCTTCATCGCTTCCGCTTGTGCCTTCAGCGCCTTGCCGCCTTCAGTATCACCGGCAAGAATAGCAGCCTTGGCTTTCTCGGCAAGCTCTTTCCATTTAAACATTTGTTAGTCCTCCAACAGTAGTAAATCCAGTTCCAACAACAGCCGCTCGGCTGCTGCGTTCGCCCGCTCTTGTTCCCCGTCTGCCGCTGCCTGCACTACGTTTTGCGCAAACGTCTCTGGCTCGGTAGCCTCTGGCTCTGGTTCACTGTCGGTCGTTATCTGATCGGGTAATGATCCCGTTTCATTCAAGATTGATTTGATCGCCGGCACATGGTCGGCTAGGGCCTTGAGTGCCACTAGCGTGTTTTGCGATGCCATGCGCCAGTCCATCGGCGTGACGGTCAACGAATCGCGACGCAGTGGCCACGCCTTGATCTCACCGTTCGGACCCTTGACCACACCTTCGCTAATCGCCTCGCTACTTGTGCCGATAGCACCGGCTTCGATCAGGTCTTCTAGCCATTGCACATAGCGATTTTTGCGATTCAGGATGCGCTCTACCCACAAGCCCTTTTCATCCATGCGGGCAGACTTCCAGTCAACATAACCCAGCACATCGTCGCCAGCTATGCCATCCTGCCCGATGCCATGTTCCCAATCCACATACAGCACACCCACATCGGTGTAAGGCGATGCAAATTCGGTTGCTTTGGTGAAGTACTCGCCGATACTGCCGTCTTTGTTTTTGCGTGTGGATGCAATGCCTTCCAGGTCACGCCCCCCGAACATGGCGAGATAATTGGCGACACGCAATTCGGTATCGGTCTTGGCAACGGCTTTTAATGCGTTTGCTGGTGGCGCTGATTTATCGTTGTAGTACTCGTATTCAATAGCCGGTGACATCTTGTCATTAAATGGAAAGTCGATACGCTCGCCACCCCAAATCAAGGTCAGGCTATTGAACTGCAACATCGTGTCGGGCACTTCTAGCACCGGCATTCGGGTGTCCATCGGCAGATAGGCAATCGTGATGTGCGGCGTAAAGCCGTGTTCGCTTTCTTCGGTCATGCCTTCGATAATGGTGCTAAGCTTAGCGTGCAACCGTGGCAACTGTGGACTGTCATAGTTCAGATACAGCGGGTAAGATTCATCGTCACCACTAAAGCGACCATAGCCATTTAGATAGCCTTGGATCGGCTTACAGTAATCAGCGATGCTCGAAATATACTGAACGATATAGTTCTTTACATCACTAAGCTTGATGGCATCTTCCGCCAGATAAACAACCGTAATGTGATCGCACTCACCCGCATATCGTGCCGGCGCAAGTGCCTTAACAATTGCCTGCTGCTCTGGCGTCAGCATTAGCGCCACCATTGCGCCAGGATGGGCGTTTGGGTCTAGCTGCACTGCCTTCATTTCGCCGTCATCCTCTGTCATGCTTTCGTCCGGTTCCATTTCGTTTGCCAGTTGCACGATGGTCGTAGCGCTGCGTCTAATATCGTTTATGCGTTGCCGGTCGGTGCGGTTGTTGCGTCTGCCTGCCTTACTTGCCATGTCGTCAGTCTCGTCAATGCTGGTTGATTTGCCACGTCCTGCGGTCCACTTGTAGCAGGACCAAAACCCCGGCGAAAACGGATCTTTCTTCGTGTCGCAACTGTGGCGACTCACAAAGGCGGCGCGCCGTTCGTCGTTGTCGCTTTGGATCTCCATGTTGGGATCGCCGTAATGCACCAGGCGCGTGTTGCCTTGGTATGTGACTTCCCGCATGAACTTCTTGTCGTCTCGGCTTGACGGTCGCTCATCACTTGCCGTGACCGTAATGCCGTTGTATGTGACTCGTGGCATAAGCTCAGATTTCAGAACAAAAAAAAGAGGGCGATTGACAACCTCCGAAGAAGTCGTCAATCGCCCTCACGTAATCGCGTCAGCGAAAATATTTAGTTAGACAGCGGGTAGGACTCGAACCTACATTTCCACCCTGCTTTTAGCCTTAGACCGTATATGGGCAGCGTATTGCCTTTATACTACCGCTATCGTGTGGACCAAACAGGAATCGAACCTGTAACCGCTGCCTTGCAAAAGCAGTGCTCTACCAATTGAGCTATCAGCCCGTATCAAATCTCCATCGGATCGCTGTACCCGTAACGATCCTTTTTAAGCACTTCGCAATCAGTATAAGGCATATGCGCATTTGCCGACAACGGCGGTATTCGTTCACCGATCAAAACTATAGACAAAACGCCGGCAGATCCTTGATCTTGGTCTAGCCACATCCGCCTTACTGACGCTTCGTCAATTGATTCGCCATTTGGTAAAGATACGACCAAGTATCCATTTTCAATTAGCTCTTCGATTAGCTCAGCCGTGATACGGATTGCAATCATTTGTCTAGCCTAACGATCATTTGCTATCAGCCCGTCAACCGCTTGACATACGCCAATCTCGTCACTATCGCCATCTTCCACCGGCAAACAAATTAAAAACAATTGATTGTCTGCAAATCGAATGCGATAGTATATCTCATTTCTATCGCTAGCATGTAGGCTCGTTCTGCAATCAATAATTTGCTCACCATTTACCAACTTATCCAGAAGACGACGAATCGCGTTTTCTGTTCCTGTGCTTGACAATGAATCCATAGTGGTTGTCATTCATTCAACCTTGCACGAACCCCAAATCAACCGTTCCTCAAATACCATAAAGTGCAAGTCTAGCGCTGTGAACTTATCATCTGCCATCGCTTCAGCAATTGCCCTGGCGCTAATGATTCGCTGCCCGTCTACCACCTTGACCGGGATTACTATGTCACGAACCATGATTGGCGTTGTCATGTCGGGCGGGCGATACTTTGGATTCTTGCCCCGGCTAGGGATTAAGTCGATTGGTGCGCTCATCTACCGCCGATTCCGTTTTTCTCTGTCGGTACAATTCCGTTTGGCGCAAAGCATCTTCAATGCCTACATCCAACCGTTGCACCTCTTGCACCTCTTGCGCCGCTTTCTGCATAGCTTGTGCAGCAGCCTCAACCGTAACACCGATTGTGCTTGTACTTTCGCTCGTTTCATCACTTGCGCACATACTTTTGCAACGCCCACGATGTTACCAGTTCACGAACAATCCAATCATAGAAACCAGCGTGAAGCGACTTTTCAATTGGAATCCACTGTTCGCAGTTGGCGTAAGCATCATACAGGCGAATGCGAATCACTGTGCCGTAAAGTGGGTCAGATTCAACCCTAACCCACAGGTGCACTCCGTCAAGGATCATTCGATCCTGTAATTCCTTTCGTACGGTCTCGCAAAATTCGTCAGAGTTTATGCCTTCACTCATCCCAACAACACCCGATCCAAACTGCTCACAATCAAATACGGCACCACCGCCAGCCCGATCCCGAAGGTGTGCAAGCCGCCTGATTGCACTAGGTCAAGGTCTAGGACCATGCCTCGAAACAGCATCCACAGTCCCGCACAGGCGCAAAGCATTGCGATAAAGTATAGCGTGCGGATAATGATTTCTGCTACTGTGCGCATTAACTACTTGCCCTTTTGCTGATGCTGCTGAACCACCATGCCAATTAGAAACTTAGTCAGTTCAGTCGCGCTAGCGTGCGGTACACCATCTGCAACCAATTGAGTGTAGAACGATGCGTAAGTCCGCCCCATCTGCGCCCATGTCGCTTCGATTTGTTCAGCATCAGAAGCCCGCTTAATATCAATCTGATCCCAAAGTTCACTGGTCATGACTCAAACCTTTGCGTTACCCGTTGCATTGCCTGCTTAAATCGCTTTACTTTTACCGCTTTTCCGTCTACTGCGACCGCCAACATCTGATCGCCACCAATATATATCCAATATGGCAATGGGGCAATATTGTCAGTTGATTCAAGATAGACCACATCGTCAATAAAATCACTCAGCTTTATGTAGCCGTCAGGGACATGCTTGCTCCGTTGCATTGCCACCGTTGCCGCTCGTATCGCTTTCGACACTAGCACTAGCACCCGTGTTGCCGTGCGTATCGCTGGGCGCAGTAGTGAGTTGTGATAGGCTGTCCGTAGATCGTCCAAGTATCGTTGCGCCTTTCGGGATGAACACCAGTTCTCTGCCATCGTCGTTGACCCACGTCCATGTGCCGGCTTCAGTCTGCATTAGGTTAACCAAGTATCATGTGCGCCATCGGTCTATATCCATGCTCATCTTCCGCACGGCACACCATAATCAAACCGGGATGCACATCGTGTTTCGGCGTCACCTGTAAGCCGTATAACTCCACTACCATCGTGTCTTCCATCTGGGCAGCAGATACGGCATTAAAAAGGTTGGGATTAACGACCTTTACGATCTCACGATGCATTGCGTGGCAACAAACAATTCGGTCTGGATGCTCGCCGGTTGCCTGCTCGTATGATCGTACCAGCGTTGCGATTAGTTCTATCATACCTTGCGCCGCCCCCACAACCGAATGTCTGCACCCCACCATAGCCACAAGACGATCAGGCTGGCTTCATTGATTACGCCACGAGTCCGTACAACCTTACACGATGGCAAAAGTGGCTTATATGATGTTCGGTTCGCTAAGATTGTCATCTTGCCCGCTTCCTGCCTTCTCCGTACGATCTGCGCTCCGACCCTGCGATCTCGCTTCAATCTCATCTAGAATAACGTCAATTTCTTGCCATCCAAATTTTTCACGGTGCAGCATATAATCCAAAACACATTCGAGTCGCCTATCGCTAAGCTGCGCCAATGGCTTGCCGCCCCATAGCCACGCATGGGACATCACATCATTTGCAAGTTTAAAACGATGTATTTCGAGCTTCATCTCACCCGCTTCTCGTAAGTCCTAGTCAACTGAAAGCCATCCTCAAGCGTTGCCAACTCCTTGCGCAGCACTTCGCGCCGGTCAACAATAATGTGCTGCTCTAGTCGGTTGATCCGTTCGTCCTGCGATTGAATGCGGTGAATGAGTGCGTAGAAGTCGGTTACGTTGATCGTAATTGTAGCACAGTTTTTGTCGGGATTCAAGACTGTATTTACAGCGTTACTCAACTCCATCGCTCCTTCACTAAGTACCAACCGATCCGATCTCCCGGATCTGGTTTATTCGCCAACTCCCACACCGCAAGCGTGTAAATAAGTCGTGACGTAAACCATTGCAGCTTCTTACTGGTTCGCCACTTAGCGACATAGAACCATGCAAGCGGATGATCAACTTTGACAATGGTGTAACTGTCGCCAACAAAGTCGTAGGACTCTGGCACCACCTGTGCTATGTATGGTCCGATCTCGTATAGGTCGCCGGATGACGGGAAGTCATCTAGAAACGATCTGCTGATTCTCGCTTGTGGCTCAGACCATTCAACATCGATCACAGGATTACTGTGATCGCCGACAGCGTCACAGCGAACGCTAGTTCGGATATAGGATCGCATGTAGTCGGTGATCATCTATTCATCACCCCATTAATCGCTTGCTTACGAACTGCTTTTAACTTGCTTACAAGCATTGATCTACTCGTGTAAAAGTGATATAATTAACCTTGCTGATGGTACATGATTGTTTGTCAACAGGCGCAAGCCATGTTATAGTTTGCCATGCCTTCTATCTGCAATCGTGTGCCATCAGCAAGCGCATCGTTGACCAGATAGGAGGTTTTTTTATGGCAGTAACAAAGACTTGCGAACGTTGCGGTAAAGATTTCAGTGTTTCGCCATCTCGAAAAAATGCATTGTACTGCTCTCAAAGTTGCTACTGGCAAAGCATGAAAGGGAAAATACCGAATCATCCTAATTGTCACCCTAATCAAAAAACCACGCACGAGTGCAAGTACTGCAAGTCTGAATTCACCCTGCCACCAAACAAGGTGAAGCGTAGTAATCGCCTGTTTTGCTCGTTTGAGTGCATGGGACTTGCCAACAGGCAAGAGCCAGGAAAACCGTACACAAAAGACGACTTAGAATGCATGTACATTCGTGAACGAATGTCATTCCAGCAAATAGCTGACATTCTAGATAGCTCGGAATGGGTGATAAAAAGAATTCTAAAAGCAAATGGAATCACCTTTCGCAACAGGCAAGAATGGGGCGAAGCTGCATGGAAACATGCTGACGAAAATCGAATTGATTGCGCAAAGAAATCCGGCGAAAGACTTGGGATGTACAGCAAAAATAAGTCTCCTGAAGAACGAGTAAAAACGGCGGTGATCGGTGCTGCCGCCTTGCGGAACAGGAAAGGTCCAACCAGCATAGAACTCAAAATGATGTATGCACTAGATAGAGAATCCATTAACTATATCTTCCAATTCCCCGTTGGCGGCAAATTCCTGTGCGACTTCAAGCTGTCGGATCACGGCATCATTATTGAGTGCGATGGTATCTACTGGCACAGCAAACCATCTGCAAAAAATAGGGACAAAAGCAAAAACGCATATTTGCACAAATGTGGCTATACGGTATTGCGATTCACTGATAAACAAATTGACGGCGACATTGATGCGTGCGTCAAGGCAATCAGAGATCACATAGCTAGCGGTTCATGACTCCATCGATCGATTGACCAAAGTCATCGACGATTGCGTCTATATGCATTTCTAGGGCACCCTGATCGTGAACCCAACGAGATTGGTGAATTCTTGCCTGTCGTTCACTGTCACCCACATACGGACCATAGCTACGCCCCCGCTTATCCCTGACAGCGTTGCCTAACGTGCCGGTAATGCCGTCGTCATCCTCAGTGATTGCCTGGGTAAATTCGCGCCCATAGTTGCCGGTTCTTTTGTACCGACTTCCACTTGGCGGCGCAGGATAGGTCGCCATCGTATTCTGCAACCGTGCTAAGCCACGCACCATCGGTGGGCGCAGCACGTCACGCTGATCGGCGGCGTCAAGGGCGTTGAATAGGTCGTTGGTGTCGATGGTGGCAGATATCATCAGTAAATAGTTCCTGCTGCATATTCCGGCGGTTCTTGGCGAATAATGCGCCCCCCGTAGAGTGCTATCGCTTCCTGTGCAATGGTCAGCGCCGGAAATGGATCGTAGCCTGCGCCAACCCTGATTGCTAGATCTTGGCGTAAGATAGCCAGCAGATCAGCGTCGCCACTTGTCCAGGCGAGTCCCTCTGCAATCGCCCGCATTCCACCGATCTCAACTTCGACCATTAGCGACCTCGTACAAGATTATAGATAAAGTCAAACATGTCTGGATCTGCTTGTGCAAATCTGACCGGGTCTTCGTACATGTATTGTAGCCCCATCGTTATAATTTCCGTGCCTTTTGATGACACGTTTTTGCCGATGTATGGCGTGATAAATCGATCTGGCTTTGCTTCCTCATCATCACGATAGGATTGATTGCCGGTTAATTCACGTAGTGATTGCCACTGTTCGCCCTGTGTCCGTCTCTCGAAAAATGCCTTGGTTTTTTCGGTAATACCTGGCACTCGGTATTCGATGCCGTGGGCTAATTCGTGAATCACCACAGACACGCCATCTGTCGGACTAATGCGAATTTCGTTAAAATAATCGTCATAATTGGCGCGCCAACCGGGCTTCATCATGACATAGTTTATCGTATCGCCATCGAACACAGATCGACTTACCAGCTTGTTAAATTCCGCCAACCCCTCTATTGCCCGTTGTCGCGCTTCCGGCGTAACCGTCTCTACCCGATCCGAAATGTTGATCTTGTTGCTTGCCGGGTCCGCCACGTACACAGCCTGTCGCCCTGCCGCCGAGCGTTCAGCATATGCCGGCGCAATATCTGAGACGTAGGTATCGCGCAGTTTGCGAATGTCCTTGATACTCTTGTTTATCTGTCGCGATTCCTTGGCTAACTCCCTCTGTCGCTCTGGCGTGGCGGTGGCAGACTCCACTAAGATCGCATCCTGTCGCCGTGTCAATGCGGCCAAGTCAGCCGACGAACGTTCGTAGCGGGTGCGTGTCTCTTCTGCAATTCTAATCCGGTCGGCAAAACGCTGTCCGATTAGCTGCAACTGATTACGTGCATCGGTAGCACCTGGCTCAATTGATAGTGATTCCTGATTCGCAGGCACAGGTGTGGCGGACGCTGGCGTGGTGGCTGGTGCAACTGAATCAATATATGGCGACAAAAAGCAACGGCACCTCACATGCGCAGGTGGAAATAGCCCACTTCCAAAGCTACCGCGCACATCAGCAATCTGACCTTGCATCCCTGCGCATACGGGGCACCTACGCTCGTCCCCTGCCGTCTGCCATTGCATTTGCTCAATAATACCACCACGTTGCCACGCTACTCGGTTGCCCTCTGCGTAGGCTCTTGTGATCTCTGTTGACACTACCATCTCGGCTCGGCTACGACTGAACAAACTCCGTTCTAGATCTATCACCAATTGCCGGTAGGTCAAGTCGTTGCGCACCCACTCGCCAACCAGCGTCCGCAGACCACGTTCACTGGTGCCGGCCATCGCGGTTGCCAACGTGTCGGCGTAGCCTTGCCCAAAGCCGCTATCACCCAGCCCGCCACCTGTCACCCATTGCAGCACATCGCCATTGATCAGATCCCAGTCAACACCCGTGATTGTCGGTGCTGCCTTGCGTACACCCACACCCATGACGGCATCATTCTGCGCTTTGCCAACGTCCGCGCCTAGCATCGCCCCATCGGTCAACATGGCCACCAAGGCATCACGCAGCACGCCCTGATTGTCCCTATACCGCTGCACGGCAATGTCAGGCGTAATGTTGCGCACGGTCGTGTCAGGTGGCGCTACAGCTTGCATAAGCTTACGTAGCGCCGTGTAAATCAACCGGCTGTGCTTGTCTTCTAGCTGGCGACGTTCGTTATCGGCACCGTCGGCATAGGGCAGGTCAAGGGTAGCTTTGACGAAAAAAGGCATCGCTGCCGACGGCATCCTCCACCATCTCTTCGACTAGCGCCACCTTTTCGGCATCGGTCAAAATGGCGCTGTTAAACTGCGACGGGTCCGCTGACTTGCGCTTCTTCCACCAACGTTTGAACACGGCAACTTCTACCGCTTTGGCATTGTCAGCCGGCGACGATTCCACGCTGGGCGCATCTTCGTCCGGTGCCACTGGCTGTGCCGCTTGTGCTACTACGGCTACGGGCTGCGCCTGTGGTTGCACTTCAGGTTGCGCCGGTGGTTCGGGATCGTCAAGGTCTTCTGGTTCAATGCCTTCGGGTAAATCAATGCCTAGCATCTTCACGGCGACAGATCGCTTGACGCCAGCAGTGACGTAACGCAGGAAGGCTTCAGACCGCTTGTTTTCATCGTCCTGAAATACGTCCATCTCGTCAGGTCGAAACTCAAAATGTAAACCTAGCGGGGCGAAAAGCTGCCGGTTCAATTGCCGTTGCAGGATCTTCGACTCTGGCACAATCGTCAATTCGTAAAACGCTTTGTGGTCAATGTCGGCAGTGGCGAAACTTGACGCATTACTGATAACGAGCGAATGAGGCACGCCCATTGCGGTAGCGATATCCTCGCGCTTCTCCTTGGCCAGTTCCGAATTGCCAAGCTCGGCGATGCCGTCACCGATAATGACAGGCTTCACGCCGGCACTAACTACCTCGACATTTAGCGCCTTGCCAATGCCACCCAATACCCGCTTCCACCAATTCTTTAATCGCTCACGCTCTTCAGGTAACGGGTTGCCTTCGACGGTCAGTAGCGTCGCCTTGATCGCACCACGCTCGAAGAAGAGCTTGGCGAATAGGTCTGCGTTGTAAAGCACACCACTCGCTGCCATCGCCGCCTGTGCCGGTGGCGTGCGTGGCTTCGTTTCGTGCTGCCCAGGTAGACGCAGATAGACCACCCGGTCAAGCGGTAGCTTGCCGGTACTACGTGATAGCCGACGTTCAAACCCAATCAGCCCGTCGTTTTCGTCCCACTCTGGCGTGATTGACCACGGTGCTAGCCACTTCAGTTCACGCACTCGGACACGGTTCATTAGCTTTAGCATGAAAGCTTCAGCACGCAGGCACCATGCCGATTCGATTTGCCAAAGCAGATCAGGCAGATGTTCGGCGAATAGCAGATCGTTCGGTACATCGTCGCTATTGTGGCTCCATAGTTCGGTGCCGTTGCGCAGGATGTACCAAGGCAGTGACGAAATCGCATTGGCGCGCATTTCGACACAGCGATACAGAAACGCCACATTGCTATATAGCGAATCAATACCGGCATCATCAGTGTCGCCACTATGGATGATCCATGCCTCTGCCGGTAGATTGTCCACAAGGGCCGCTTTGGTGCCGTCGATTAGTGCGAGTCGTTGCATGTTGCTGCCTAGTTGCTAGATGAAAATTGAGCCAAAGCCCGTTGCCAATTTGTTGAATGAACCTGAACTGCCATCAACTTGATCATCGTACTTGCCATTGGGGAAGCTTGTCAGCTCATCAAGGTATGCTTTGTTCCACTCCCCGCTGACAAGCTTCACATTTCCCGCTTCAGCTTGTGCCGCAAACGGATCGGCACGCACTACCTTATCACCGGTTGATGTCTCACATCGTGCCCCATATGCCGCGAGTAGCTTCACGAAGTCAGCAGCCGAATCTTTGCCGCTGCTGCCCGGTTCTTGCTCTCGCCAGTTCTGCACTGTACCGCTATACTTTTGCCGGTCAAGCTCTGCCGTCTGGATGATGATCCGGTTTCGTTCATTCGATGACCATTGCCCACGCACCACATCTTCTACATAATACATGCCGCCCAGCTGGGCCATCAGTACGCCGACCGTGTAATCGCCACCATCGGCTGTGGCTGCGAAGTCCCACCAACGAACACGATGTGCTTGTATCGGTGCGGCTTTGACGATCTCGAACCAACTGCGCTTCAAAAAGTTACCTTCTCTCGGCTTTGGTGTTTGCCGGTATAATGCGTTCCAGTAGTACGGACGAACACGCTTTTCGATCTTGCGCAACTTAGGAATCGCATAGCGTTCGGGACAAAGTGCATCGCCTAACTCGCGATCATCTGGTTCAACCGTGCAAGTTGGCGGAAACTCAACTTGCACATCTTCCTTGATCGCCGGCATTGAAACAATGTGCCAGTTCTCTGCCATCTCGCCATCTTCGTCTAATTCCTCAGATAGCAACCAGCCGCTTAGATCATCTTCGTTCCATCGGGTCTGGACTACAACTATGGCTGCGTTGGGTTCCTCACGTGTTGAAAAGGTTGACTGATACCAATCTTTTTGCTTTTGGCGTATCGTCTCGCTTGCCGCTTCCTCTGCATTTTTTAGAGGGTCATCAATTAGTCCAAGATGAAAACCTTTGCCCGTGATTGGTCCGCCAACGCCAGCAGCCCATAGCCCCCCGCCATTCATCGTTTCCCAGTGATGTACGCCCGCCGCTGCTGGATTGAGTACGCACCCGGCTGCGACGTAGTTCTCTCTGGCATTCCGACTTAGAGTTGTTGCCAGTGCGTCAGCGTAAGAATTAATGCCCACCCAGCGATCAGGGTGCCGGTACAGATAGTACGCAGAAAACAACCGACTTGCCGTTTCACTTTTTGAGTGGCGAGGCGGCATAAATATCATTAGCCGCTTCAACTCATCGTCTGCCACCCGCTGCAACACCGCTATTAGCCGCTCAGTGTGTCGATAGAATACGTACTTCTTGTTGACGATCCCTATAAATTCTCGAAAAGATAGCGGCTTATCAGTAACCGGATTGTTGACGTTGCGCCGCCGCAGTTCTAGTTCGGCTTTAGCTCTTAGTGACGGCGAGATAATCATCAAGAATCGCTTCCGCCTCACTCTTGCCACTAGCAATACGCTGTAGCTGTTCAGTGGTCAACTTACTATAATCCAAATTGAGAATAGTATGATCAACCTTCTGCCGTCTGCCACCCGTCTCCGCTGCCAAGTCTGCAAGCGTAGATCGGTATTCACTAATCAGCGCAGCGTTAAATTTAACAATGTCAACACGTGTGGCGTTTTCGCCGCTACCAATCTGCTTTACGTCAGGCAACCACACCTTGTGCTGTTCAAAGCCAACCGGCACGACACGTGGCGCATTGCCTGCCAAAGTAGCGCCGATCAACTCTTCAGTAGTCATCGCTTCAGGTTCGGGCGCTTCGTCGTAAATTTGTTTTTCCAAGAATCGGGCAAGTAGTTTGAGCTTTGTTACACGCTCATAATCAAGCGCCAAGCCTTGCTCAATAACCTGTTTGCGCTTTTCGTTCTTGGCTTGTTCTAGCTCTGAATCATAGGCAGATGCGCGCAGTTGCCAATCAAAATCAGTTGACCACTTCTTTAGGGTGTCAACTGATTCGGTAGGCTGTGCGCTTTTGTGGCTTTTGGTGTACTTCACTTGTAGCTTTGGGAGTGAACGCGCCGATCCCATGCGCAAGTAATCGTTGCAAGCTTGCACTGCCCGATCTGTTTCATTATCTTTACGTTCGCCTGCCAACAGTTCAGGACGCTTTGCCATCTCTACCTATTGTCCGTCTGCGATTCTGCTTCAACCCTTGCCAACACGCCCCCAACAACACGCCCCACGACAATCCGATCAGCAGCCAGTGCCACCACATTACTTGCTACCATCCTCGCCGAAGACGAACGTTTCAGTGACTTCCTCGCCGCCAAGTCGATCAATAAGGTGCTGCCATGCAGTCGGGTCCATCTGGGCAATTGATGCCTGTACCCGGTCACGCATTCGTCGTAGTTGTGCAGCCTTTATCGTCTTGCGTTCAAGCTTGAACTTGTTCACCTAGCACCTACCCTTGCCGCCTCGTTTACCGCCCTTGCCTTTTGGTTTAGCCATTGTTTGCACTCCCTGCAAAATCAGAAACGTGTACGCCATCGACATAATCAACGTTCATGAAACCATTATTCACGCCTATTTTATAGCTAGCCCCAAAGTGCTTGTTGCCTTGCTCCACTAAATAGTTAATCAAGGCAAAGTACTCAGCAGCCGAGTCAAACTGTTGCTTATAGAAGTCGTCATCATCATTGGTAAGTGTCAGCTTGCCGTTGCGCGCCACATATACATGATGCACGACAGCACCCGACCCTAGATCCTTGTTCATTCGTCCACACTATCGTTAATCAACGTGACCGTCATCGGATCCTGTGGCGGTTCGTCAGTGCCGAAAGTCATCGTGTGCGTGTAAGTACCGTCGTTATTGTCCACGGTCGTTACTTTGGCGCTGCGTTTCAGTTCGGCAAGCAACAATTCGTATTCAGCCTTGATGCCTGGTGCAATGGCGTCCGCCTGATCTAGCCAATCGTATGCCATTATCGCCGTTCCTTGCTTGTGTCCACCGTGGCGCGCCGAATGTCTTCAGTCAGCGCACACACCCGCTTACGGTCGCCTTTTACCTTCGCCGCCCGTAGTGCATCCCATAGCGGCTGCGTGGATGGCATCGGGCGGATTGCGCCGTGACGTTTCCACTGATCCATCACTTCGTTTCCACGTGGTAACGAATGACGTAGCCGACTTGCACCGCACCTGACAGGTTTAGGTAAATAGGATCGTTGAACCCGCAATATATTGGATTCTCCAAAATCTCTAGCTTCCCCGTACCCTTACTGCCACAGTAGACACGATCAATCGTCGTGCTACCCGATTTGAGTAGCGCCGTCACCGCGGTGTCTTCTTCCGATTGAACCTGAATCGAACGAATGATGACACGTGATGTCGCCCCCGGCGCGACAATAATGGCGGTGCCGTCACCACTGGTGTTACGTGTGCTTGTTGCTGTGTTAAGTGCCCGCATGATTGCCTTGTCTCCTAAATCAAATTATTGCGCCGGTACCACCGCCGATTATGTGACTGCGACAAACTCTTCGATACTAAAATACGCCTGCTCTCGTGCAACTAGACCGGTGCCTAGCGAACTGTCATAGATGGCTGAAATGGTCAACACGCGCCGCCTGCCATTGTTGCCAACGGCAAGGTCGTCACCGGTCAGTAGAAACGACACGGTTGACGCCGGCGTCACACTGACTGCCGACCGACTGTTGATAATATTGCTGGCACGGTCCGTCAGCGTCCACGCGATAGCAGACGGCGTTACGCTTGCACCTGATTCATCGGTGAAGCCACTAACCGTAACCTTGGCGGTCGCTTCCTCTGCCGGCATAGTTGTTATCGTGGTCGCCATTATTCGCAGTCCTCAATCACAGTGGTAAAAGTCGGTTTGCGCATGGCAGTGGTAAAGGTCGGCTTGGTCAGATTGACAGTGCCTATACACAGCTTACCGATGACACTATAAAATGGATAATAGCCGAACGTCATAATGGTGCGACTGCGCACCGGTTGCCAACCATGCGATAAAATGCGCTTCGTTCGTTGAATCATGATACCGCCCGCGTGGTACTGGTTAGCGTGTGCGTTACCTGTACAGTGCCGTCTGGCGAATCGTAGGTAATGCTGGTTGGCTCGGTGGCGCTATTGGCTGCGGCATCACCCACTTGTACGGCCCACATGTCAAGGATCGCCTGCTTGACGGTCTTGCCAGATTCGAGTACTTCGCCCATGACGGCGGCGACAATCTCGGCAAGTGCGTCTGCCGAAAGCGCATCGGCATCAATGGCATTCGTGCCAATCTTGGCAGCAGTGATGGCGTTGTCTGCCAAAGTAACGCCAGCGGTGACGCTTGCCACGCTGCCAACCACATTACCGCCAACGTTGCCCGTAACACTACCCACGGCCCCCACGACGGACCCAACCGACCCCGTAACATTACCACCAACGTTGCCTGTGACAGACGCAGCAATCGGTGTTGCCGCCGTTGCCGCCATCGTGACGCTTGCCTTCATGGTGGCGGTTAGGTCGCCATTGGTCGGCGCGTTGGTCAAATTCGTGACGGTCGTAATCGTGCCAGCGGTGATGTTCGTGGTTGACGCTGGCGACGCCGGTAGATTGTCCGTTTTCGCCTTAATAGCGGTGACGTTACCGTCTACCGTTGTCAATGCTGCTGACGTTGCAAAGCCGGTAGCCGTAATCCACGCAGCATCACCCCGATCCCGCAACGCTTCCACGCTGTCAGTCTGATTGCTAAATGTGCCGCCGGCGGTATTGATGGCTGTCAACTCAGTAGCGTTTGTGGTAGCAATGCCGGCGTCCTTGCGTGCCAGCAATTGCACATAGGCGGTCAGCTTGTTCGTCAGCGTGGTAAAGCTGGTGGCGATGTCCGATGCGTCAGCGGGATCGGTGGGCAAATTGTCAGTTCTGGCTTTGATGGCAGCGATCTCCGTGTCCAAGAAATCGTCAATCGTGGTCAGGGCGCTCGTGATGGTCGTCACGTCGTTTGATGTGGCTGTGCCATACGCCCGTACGCGCTTCTCAAAATAGCCGCCAGTCCACCCGCCGCCACCGCTATTATCAGCCACACGGAACAGGATAAAGCCCCCGCTTGCCGCGGTCGTCTCCGCTGCGCTCAGCGTGATCAGGATGGATGCATAGCCGGCAGGCGATACAGCGGGCAGGTTGTCGAGTGTCTCCCATGCGCCGGTCCCGTTGATCGATATCGCAAAATCGAGCAACTCAATGGTCGGGTTTTCTTTGGCATTAGGCATTGACGCGGAGTCAAAAACCGCAATCGGGAACGTATAGGTACTGCCGGCTATGCATTCAGACATTTAGATTATTCCTCTGGAAACGCCGTCCACGCCAGCCCCGCGGCTTGCAGCGTCTTCTCACTGTCCCCCGGCCAGGTAAGCCACGTTTCGCCAATGTTCTCTGTACTCACGTTGCTGTTGAGTAATTCGCCATTCAGCGCGCTGCATGTCCAGAATTGCGGCATGGCAGACAAGCCGTAGCTTCCCCATTGCGGCAAGATAGCAATGTAGTCGTCAAGGTCAGACTGGCGCGCACTGCCGTTCACGATGATGTGGGTAGGCGGATAGACGCCATCAACGCTTAGCTGCGGGTCGGCAAATTCCCCTTCATGGTCAGGCCCTAACGCTGCGGCCATTGCATTCGCCGCGGCCTGGTCGGTTGCTGGCACGATTACATGTAGCCGGTAAATCCATTGTGTTGCCATTAGTACACCATCCATTTCGAGTTTAAATACAACGTTAGATTGGTTGTTTCTGTATCGATCAGGCTGCGATTGTAAACAAGTACCTCGCACACTGAACCGGATAACAGCGATGATGTCGAATTGCTGTTTAACCGCCCCAGCGACACA